GGATCGGTGCTGTTGGCTGGTTCTATGTTGGATTTAAATGGAACGATCGTGCGCTGATGGTACTTAATGCAGTCATCGGTATTATTTTATTTGCTGGGATTTTAAGAGTAATATTTGAATGAAAGTCTCTATTGGTAAATACCCTAAAAGGGGCGATCAAAAAATTTCTATACGCATTGATCCATGGGATACTTGGTCCATGGATCGTACACTTGCACTTATCGTTTATCCAATGCTCAAGCAGTTGCTCAAGACAAATCATGGTGCACCTTACACTGATGATGACGATGTGCCTGAGCATCTTCGTTCTACTGCAGCCAAACCCAAGAAGAATGAATGGGATACTGATGAGTTTCACTTCAAGCGTTGGAATTGGATCATGAAAGAAATGGTCTGGGCGTTTGGTGAACTTGCCAAAGATCGTGATCCTGACTTCTGCATCAAGAAGCCGAAGTATAAATTCATGAAGAAAGAAGGCGAAGATTTCAGCGAAATGGTTACTATTCGCGAAGGTGTCTATGACACAGAGAAAGCCAAATCATATCATGCTCGCAAGAAGAATGCCTTTCGTTTGTTCGGCAAATATTACGAGAACCTCTGGGATTAATTTGTGAAAGTATCAATCATAACACCCACAACGGGTAATCCATATCTTGCTGATTGCATTGCATCAGTAAGAGCGCAAACATATAAAAACATCGAACACATCGTTGTAGTAGATGGACATGAACGATGGGGTGCAACAGATAACATTTTGTATAATCTAAAGTTCCCAGAAGGCACAGAAAGAGGAAATAATAGCAACGAACATGTCTGTGTTCTTCCATATGCTACAGGCACTAATCGTTACAATGGTCATCGTGTGTATGGTGCTGCTACTTATTTCGCAGATGGTGATTATCATCTCTGGTTAGACGATGATAATATCCTTGAGCCAAACCATGTTGAAAGTTTAGTTAAACTGGTTCAACAAAAACAATTACACTGGGCATACACGTTCAGAAAGATCATCGATAAGGATGGCAATGTTCTTTGCCTAGATGATTGTGAGAGTCTCGGGATGTGGGCGAGTATCTTACATCCACAAGATTTCTTTGTAGACGTAAATTGTTACATGGTTGCCAAGATGGTCGCAGTTCAAATGTCTCCAGTTTGGTATCGCAAATTTCGCGAACCTGGTCAACCAGAAATCGATCGCGTGATTGCTCACACATTAATGGCTAAAGAAAACAATCTGAAGTTTGACTGCACACGCGATTATACAGTAAAATATAGAGTTGGCAATACTGGTCTTTCTGTGCAAGCAGACTTCTTCTTGCAAGGAAATGAGAAAATGTTAGAACGATATAATGGGGTGCTTCCATGGAAATCATAGTGACACAATCAATTAGAGATAAAATTTATCGCGGACATGATCCGTTTGCAAATTTCACTCCAACAACTTATGATCTTCAAGGTTGGGCGAGCACATCGCCTTGCTTTGAGGATTCCATTCGTGAACTGAAACCAAAAGTAATTGTAGAAGTTGGCACCTGGAAGGGTGCCTCTGCCATTCACATGGCAAAAACTTGCAAGAAGTATTACGATAATTTCGAAATTATTTGTATTGATACATTCTTGGCTTCTGTTGAGCACTGGACAAAGATCGATCCAAATCTTCCAACAACAATGCTCAAGAATGGTCGACCACTCATCTATGAGACCTTTCTAACCAACATTGTGCAAGAAGGTTTCACAAAACATATCACACCATTTCCAATTGACTCAATCAATGGTGGATTAGTTTTGCAGGCTCTTGGTGTACAGGCTGATCTGGTTTATATTGATGCAGGTCATGAATATCAATCAGTGCTTATGGATCTTCTTTTGTATAAAGGTCTTGTGCGTCCAGGTGGACATTTGTTGGGTGATGACTGGTTCCATCCTCCAATTAAAAAGGCTGTTGCTGATTCATTGGGTGATGTTATTACAAAGAGCCAAGATAAATTTTTGTGGGTGAAGCCATGAGTCCATGTATTGCTTCAATATTCATGAAGAATATCTCTGAGCAAACTGTGCTATTGCAGCAGCAGGTTGTGAAGAAGTTCAATAAGTCTAACATTGCTCACTATCCTGTATTGACAGAAGCCAATCCTGGATATACGATGGATAAACTTGTCGATATGCTAGAAAAAAATAAACATGATGCAATTATGTTCTTGGATATTGATTGTGTGCCATTGAACGAAAATGCTCTAGATTATTTCTTCGAGCAAGCATATGCTGGCAAAGTCATTGGTGACGCGCAACGTAGCAATCATATTCAAAATGATCAGCATGTATTTTGCGCACCCCATAATGTGACGTTCACAATAAAGATGTATCGCGAACTGAGTAATCCTTCATTCATGCCAAACTATCGCGGTGATGTTGCTGAAGAATTGACTTTTAGAGCAAGAGAGGCTAATATTCCAGTAGAGATTATTATGCCATTGCGATATGATGCACCACCGATTCGTATGGATTGGGAACCAAAAGATCTTCCACCATATTGGGATCTCGCTGATGGTATGCCAAAGTATGGCGTAGGTACGACATTTGGAAATGATAGCGGTGATTTGTTCTGGCACAACTATCAAATCTTCCACCCAGGACAACAAGAACGCTTCTGGAAGAAGTGTGAGGAATTATTGAATGGCTAATCGTAGTGATTTTTTTAGTGCTAAACTTCCACGCAGTTTTAAACGAATGCTTGCAATGGAGCAGGCAAATGGTTGGACTGATCGGAAGGAATACCATACAGTGAAAAATCTTTTCATTCAGGCACACGCGAATCATGTTGGTTTCAAGATGAAACGACACTCTACTGAGAATCGCGATGCATCTGATGGTGAATAATGCATTCACTCAAAGAACTAAATGACTTTTTGAATTCAAAACAAATTGAAGTTAAAGAGTTTGCAGGATGGTATCTTAAAGTTGGTAAAGATACTTGGACAATGGCGCATGACGTTTTCTATAGAAACGGAAATCCGCAAAGTCTAAAAGAAAAAGATTTATTTGACAATTACAAGAAGGTGAAACAAAATGGAAAAGACAGAACAAGAATTATCTGCTCAAATCAAAGTGATCAAACTCGTAAGTGGCGAGGAATTAGTAGTAGAAATTACAGGTGAAGTGGGCGATATCGTAGTATTTAAAAATCCGCTTCTTGCAATCTTGCAGCGCACGAAAACTGGTGAAGGTGCTCTTGGTTTCATGCCATGGATGCACGCTGCAAATGGTCCATTCACTGTAAACAGAAATAACATTATTTGCATTGCAAATGTTGCCGATGAAGTGAAAAACGGGTATAATCAGATCTTCGGGGCAGGAATAGTCGTTCCTCCCAAGGATTTAATTTTGGGGTAATATGTCCGATTTTTATACTAACATCTGCGTCTCTGGAAAGTTTATCCTTCTCAGAGGCGTAGAGAATGATAAGAGGGTCAGGCGAAAGGTTGAATTTCGCCCGACCTTTTTTCTTTCTAGCCAAGAAAAGTCTGAGTATACAACTCTTGCTGGCGAGTATGTGAAACCAATTCAGCCAGGAACAATTCCTGAGTGTCGTGAATTCTTAGAGAGGTACGAAAGTGTCGACAATTTTCCTGTTTTTGGGAATAATCGCTATGAGTATGCTTATATTGCTGATGAGTATCCTGACGATATTCTTTGGGATGTCAGTAAAATACTTATTGCCTATCTTGATATCGAAGTTGGATCCGAAAATGGATTTCCTGAACCAAGAGATGCAAACGAAGCAATCACAGCAATCTCTATCAAAGTCAAGGGTAATTATTTTGTGTTTGGTTGTGGCGATTATGTCAAGCATCGTGACGACGTGCACTATGCAAAGTGCCGAGATGAGTCCGATCTCATACGACGATTCCTCGACCTATGGTCAAGGTGGCATCCAGATGTAGTCACTGGTTGGAACGTCGAGCAATTTGATATTCCATATCTTGCGAATCGCATCACCAAAATCTTTGGTGAGGATGAAGCCAAGAAACTTTCTCCTTGGAATCGTATTAGCAAACGCGAAACAGTGATGATGAATCGTCCTGTGCAGTTCTATGATATATCTGGAATTGCAATTCTTGATTACATTCAACTCTATCGCAAGTTCACTTATTCGCAGCAAGAGTCGTACCGACTGGATAACATCGCTCATGTTGAGTTGGGTGAGAAGAAGTTAGACTATTCTGAATTCGAAAACTTGCATCAACTTTACAAACACGACTATCAAAAGTTTATTGAGTATAACATCAAGGACGTTGAACTTGTTGAGAAACTCGAAGATAAGATGAAGTTGATTGAGTTGGCGTTGACTCTTGCGTATGATAACAAAGTAAACTATGACGATGTGTTCACGCAAGTAAGAATGTGGGACGCGATTGTTTACAATCACTTACTGAAGAAAAAGATTGTCATTCCCCAAATGAAGAAGGGATCAAAGAGTTCCCAATATGAAGGTGCGTATGTTAAGGATCCTATTCTTGGCATGCACGAGTGGGTGGCAAGTTTCGATCTTAATTCTCTATACCCACATCTTATTATGATGTACAACATCTCGATGGAAACTCTGATAGAGCCAACGAAGCA